CTTTAGAATTATTCTGTGAAATGCACCCTGACGAACCAGAGTGTTTAGTATATGATGACTAATGATTGATCAGTTAGCAGCACTCGGTAAAGTTAATTCTATTGGAAGAGACGGATTTATATGGTGGATCGGTCAGATCGCCCATAAAGATTCGTGGAGGGCTCCGAATAAACTCATTACAAGACAAGGATGGAAATCAAACAGGGTTAAGGTTAGAATTGTTGGATACCATCCTTTTGATCCAGAAGGAAATGACCTTCCTGATGAGGATCTGCCTTGGGCAGAAGTTATGGCAGATCCTTTTACTGGTAATGGTCAGGGTGAATTAAATGAGACTTTAAATTTAAATGGTGGTGAAATGGTTCTTGGATTCTTCTTGGATGGGGAGGATGCCCAACAACCAGTTGTGATGGGACTATTTCCAAAGTATAATAATGTGAAAAATACTTTTAAGGCATCTGAAATGAAGGGTCGTAAGAGTAGTGGGTTTCAATCATTTCAAGCGTATACAAAAGCAAATCTAAATCAACCTGAGGGCCCTAGTTCTACTGGTCTTGCCAATAACAAACCAATAGTAAGTCCAGAGGTTAGTAATAATAATGATGGAACTTTAAAAGGTGGTGGTAGTGATGGACAAAGAGATGGTGAAACAAAGGCAACAAAAACTATAACTAATGATTCTCCCTGTAATGATACTGCTATCGGTGGTGTAATGAAAGTTGTTACTGATTTCTTGGAAATGGTGCAAGGAGTACAAGGATTTGAAACTGGTCTTAATTCTTGGGCTGATCCACTGCTAAATGAAATTATTGATATGCAAAGTGAGTTAGAGTTTGTAAAAAATCAAGTCTCTGGATTCATGAGAAGTAGCATGAATGAGATGAAGATGGGTTTAATGAAAGCAATAAATAAAAAATTTAAAAAGTTACTCAGTGATTTAATGAAGACGGATCCGAAAGGAGTTCTCAAGTCAAAAAAAGTGAAGAAAAGTTTAGGAACGATTACAGATTTACTTAATTGTGCTTTCAATGCTGCCCTTGGTAAAATTGGTGGTTTTATTGTAAATATGTTTAAGAAACTTCTTGGGAATGCATTAAATGGTGCTATATGTGCTGTTGAAGAATTTACTGCGGGTATTTTTGCAAAAATGTTTGATGTTCTAGAGAGTTCTCTAGGAACAATAATGAGTGGATTGAACTGGTTAGTTGGTGGTTTATCCTCAGTCACGGGTGCTCTTCGTAGTGTGAGTGGTTTGGCAAATAAAATACTTGGATATATTAAAGGTTGTAATATTGAATCTTGTGGTAAGGTAACTGAGTATGCATCTAATTTTGGTGCTAAAATTAAAGCACCTGATAAGTACCCTGAATTGTTAGGAAAAATTAATGTGTTGTCTGGAATATCAGATTCATTAAACAATGCTGGTCGTGGCGGTGGAGTAAGAGCAGGAATTAATTCTTTCTTTGGTCTTACTGATGAGGATCAAGCTATCGATGGTCTTTCTATCTTCAATGAGACAGATATGCTTTTTCCAGATTGTGCTAGAAATAATAATAATCCAATTTCACAAGGAGATATTACTCCAAGTAGGCCAGGATTCATATATCCAAAATGTCTACCACCAGATTATGAGGTAGTTGGATCAGGATCTGGAGCAGAATTACTTATTGTTGTTGGTAATAGTCGTAGAATATTCTCAGTGGAAGTAATAAATGGTGGAAGTGGATATGATCTAGACACACATGTCACAATTATTGATAATACTGGAAATGGAACTGGTGCAAACGTAAAACCAATTGTAAAAGATGGATCAATTGTTGAGGTTGTAATTCTTTCAGCTGGATTTGGATATTGTCTTGACACCAAATCAACAGTATCTGGAATCGGTACCAATGTTATTGGAACAGTTTTAGATGTTTACGTATCAAAACCAGGCATTGGTTATGATCCAAATGACATCATAACATTTGAAGGAGTAGATGATGGAACTAATTTACCAATTATAACAACTCCAAATGGATCTATTGTGGGTGTTAGAGTTCCATCAATTATCCCGACTGAGTTTAGCACTCCTCCAGTTCTTGTAGTTAATTCAGAAAATGGAATTGGTGCTGAATTTATTCCTGTAATGACATTTAAAGGTCAGTTCAAGACTGATGTTGGTGCAGATGAGAGAAGAGCAAGATCACTCAGTGGAATTAATCAAGTCATTGATTGTATTGGTGATAAAACTGAACTAGTTGGATATGTAAATGGTGTTCCATATTATGGCCCATTCCATTTACATCCGAAACGAGGTGTAAAAATGGTTGGAGCTCAACACGTAGACTACCCACACGAGATAATTTATGATACAATGGAAGAAAGTCTGGGACAACCCTCAGTAGTTTCTCAAGTTTCTAGATCTACAACTTCAGAAACCACTGAAACTTCAGAAACAACAACACCTGTTGATCCAACACCAACTATTGTGACAGAGCAAGTGACTCCAACTACAACCCCAACAGAAACAACAACTGATACTTCAACTTCCTCTGGTTCGAGTGATTCAACTCCACCAAGCACTCCACCAAGTAGTCCTCCTTCAAGTGGTGGATACGGAGGATATTAATGGTAGATTCAAATCAACGAAGAAGACGACCAACACTTGGTTCACTTGAACCAGGAGAATTTTTTGAACAGCGACAACAATACAGAGAATCCTCAGAACAAGTAAGTAGATTACAGAATCTTGAGGGAGTTGCAGGTCTAGGAACTGTAACTGAAGAACGTATAAGAGAAATATTTAGAGATGAATTTGAGAGATACTATCGTAGAAAATATCCTACTTTTGAGATAACAGGTGGTGGCCCAACAGCAAAACACGAACCCTCTGAATTTTGTTTAACTACAAACAATAAACAAATACTTCATTTTTATGAAGGTGGCATTGCGAAGATGAGAGCAGGTAAAAACTTTGAAATATATTCTGGAGATGATGCGAGTGTTGGTGATGGTAAAGTTACTGGAGAGGGTGGTCATGCATTTATGGTTTACTGTAAACACGGAAGAATAGTTCTTAAGGCATTATCAAGTGACATTGAAATAAATGGTAGAAATGTAAATATAAAAGCACAGAAAAATATATATGTAACTGCAGGAGATAATATAAGATTAAGATCGGGTTCACAAACAGATATTTTAGCTGGTGCAGATATGAATCTTGATGCTAATCGAGAGTTGTTTATAAATGGTGGTGCTGCAGTTGGAATACACTGTGAAGGAGGCCCTATAGAAACTACTTCTGGAGTAGACCCAGAGCTTGCTCCTGAGTTTTTTGAAGAAATAAGTGGTTTTTATGGTGGAATACCTATTAATAAGATAGATAAATTTAACGATCCTTTTGGAGGGTTGGATCCTGATGATCCAGACACTACGCAAAATAGAGGTGGTTAAGTGACTATCAAAAATATCACAGTAGAAACATTTGGTCTTCACGTTGGAGAACCTAACTGGTCAAGACTTACTCAAGGTGTTTTGAGTAAAGCTGGCACACTCACTTGTGGTGGTATGTCCATCTTTGGTAATTGTAGTGACATTGGTGGCATTGCATCAGTCACGATAGGAACAGCAGATGGAGATTCATTGCAAAAAAATAAAAAGTTATCTCTTCATGTAAAAGGAAACACAGTGATGAAGGGAGATTCTCAAACTGCTAATGGTTTAAGAGTAAGTGGTGGTAGTTCACCAGACGCTGTTTATATTCAAGGTGATTTATATGTTACTGGAGCAATTGATTCACTTAGTAAAGGCAGACTTGCTTCTAGATTTGGTGTTGCAGACGCTAGACCAAAACCATTTGATATACAGCATCCAACAAAAGGTGAAGGTCATAGACTTCGATATGCTTGTATTGAGGGCCCAGAGGTAGGAGTTTACTATCGTGGTAGACTTAAGGATTCAAATATAATTAAGTTACCAGATTATTGGAAAAATCTTGTCCATGAAGATAGTATTACAGTTCAATTGCAACCTATAGGTGATAGACATTTTCATTTAAATGTGGTTTCATTTAACAGTGAAAAAATAATTATCAGAGAAGCAGATGATAAGATGATTGATTGTTTCTATCATGTATACGGTGAAAGAAAAGATATTAATCCATTGATAGTTGAGTATGAGGGTAAAAATTGGGAGGATTATCCTGATCCAAACTTCAATCCTAATAAAGTTGATGAGAATAAAAGAACTTACAATGATCCCCAATTTAATGGCCCACCAAATACGATTACCACTTGAAAAAATTAATTTATATTGAGGAGAATTTTATATCTCCTGATGATTGTCAAAGATTCATTGATCTATCTCTCGCAAATAAAGAGAAAGAAATGCCTTATGGAGATGAGAGTCGTGGTGGTGATACTTATTTAACTACTGTTGAATGGAAAAATCATGGAGCTGCATACTATGGTGGAGATGTTGACCCCATCACTCTTTCTTTAGATGATGATATTATACGTAGGGTAAATACCATCTGTAAAAATTTTGATTCGAATGCGAATTTAGATTATGTGGGAGTAGTAAGATGGCCTGTTGGAACTTTTATGAAACCACATGTAGATGATAACAATGTACATAATCCAGATATGTTTGCTGCGATGTTATATTTAAATGATAATTTCTCTGGTGGACATACTTGCTTTGAGAATCTTGAGGTAAAACCAGAAATAGGAAAACTCATAATTTTTTCAAATGCGTACTATCTTCACTATGTAAATGAAGTTAAGGATGCTGAGAGGTTTGTTCTTTCATTTTGGTATAATTCATTGGATAAATAAAAACATCTGCAACTAAATTATGCATATTCAAAGACACCAGTTAAGAG